CGATTTTCTATTGCACTCGACTTGGAGGCTGTTCAGGCGCTCCTGTCGGAATTGGTTTTGCCGGCGGCTGTCCCGGCGCAGGTGGACCCGCTGGCGGCTGCATCGCGCCTGCTGTCGGCGTAACTCCAGCCTTCAGCAGGATTTGGCGCGCTGCGCCTTCATCGGTCATGGCCACATCTTTGTAGCCCACGCTGACTGACGGCGGCTTGCCCGTCTGCATCTGGGCCGCTTGTGCCGCTTTCTGCTGCACCGCTGCAACAGTCTCGAGGTAATGCAGCCGCACGTTGGCATAGCCCATAGGCTTTTGCCGTTTGCTTTTCCGGCCTTCCACTCCGTTCAGCCATTCCCACAGGGTGAGCGCCTCGGTTTCCGTATCCTCGGTTGCGGCATCGATCGGAATCGACGACTGCCACAACGACTGGTCAGCCGACTGCACATCCATGGGATTCTGTGCATTGAGTTCTTGTTCCGCTTGTGCCAGCTGCCCGGGATCTCCGCCTCGTTGCTCAATCATGAATTTCATCTTTTCGATTTGTTCGTGTGCCAGCATGAATTTTTCGTTGGGCACCGGCTGCGATTGCAGCAGCAGTTCGATTTCCGCCAGTTGTTTGTTGCGTGCGGCTACCTGTGGAATGTACAAATCGCGCAAACCCATCATGGACTGGAAGAAAGCAACATTGGCCGGGTTGTAGACGACTTCGCCCAGCATGGGATTCTTGGCAGCATCGTTGAACAGCTGCATCACCGCATTCTTTTTCTGGGTGTAAGTTTCGGGAAAGTTTTCATCGCTTTCCGCGAAACACAGAATGTTTGCCTTCAAATCGTTGACCTCGAGCGAAATTATTTCTCCCCCGGGAATCTTTTCGTTGATCGAACCATCGCGGCATTTCGCGCCCCACCGCACCAGTTGCTTCATCGATTCCGCTTCGCACTTCTTTAGCGCGTGCCAAGTCGGCGCTAGCCGCCCTAGTGCCGAATCCCGCTGGGTGGCGATAGCTACTCCGGAATCAGCTGTTCCCACATCGCCGCCAGCCAATGCGGGATAAGCTCCCGAGAGCAATTCCGCCAGCGGTCCCGAATATTCCTTGATGAAATCGGCCAGCGATACTGGAGGATTCACTGCCGGCTCGACGAAAATCAGTTCCTGCACCGGAACTCCCGGCTTCCATTTGAACGGCAGCGTGTCGCCGGGAATGTTGGTCTGACCGCGGATCGCTTCCACGTTGAAAGTCTTGGCATCCATCCACTTCTTGGGAATGCAGCGCACAAAAAAATCGTTCATCAAGTCCAACCAGTTGTTCAGCCGCTTTTGTACCGGCATGGTGCTGGTGCCCATGGCATTACGGTTCTGGCCGTCGCCCGAATACGCTTGCCCGAGAGAAATGGAATCGTCCATGGATTCGTTGCGGGCATAAGCGAAAACATCGCCCGCGTAGCAGCACAGGCATCCGTTGGGAAACATGCTCAGGAATTTATCGCGCAACGCTTGCTTGTCGGAGCTGATCTCCATGAACCAGCTGGGCCGCATCCAGTAGCGCTTCACCGTACAGTCCGCCGCTATTGAATCAGAAGTAACATAAGAAGATTGCATACCCAATTTGACGTTTTGCCTTGCTAAACGCGCTATTTCACCGTCGGCCGGAGCATTGGAAGTAGCTTTGATGTCGTCCGCGCACCACGGGAACATAGCTTTGGCCCGGGTTACGTCTACTTCCCATTCCAGAATCAGCACATCCACTTCGCATTGCTCGTTGGCGCTGAGCGGCACCACCTTCGATTCCAGCTTGCCGTGGCAAGTTCTGACTTCCTGGCCGCGCGGCGTGCGCTCCACCGGAGCAGTTTCCGCTTCTTGGCCTTCTTCCGGCGGCGCCGTACCTTCTAAATTTGTTTCTGTGGTTTCCACACTCTCCGGCGTTTCCGCCGCAGCCGCTCCTTCCACCGCTCCCTGTGCGCCAGCATCAGATGGTTCAGTCTCAGGAGTGATGGTGTCCGGTGCGTCATCTTCTTCCCATCCGAATCGTTGCCCGTCCTTTATGAAACGCGACCAGTAAATCCAGCGTCCATCGGTGTAGGCATAACGCGCCGCATCGGTCTGAATCATGATCAAATCGTTGTTGCGCCGGATCACCTGCACATACTTGTCGGCGGATTCGGCGGCGGTAATTTGCGCGTCGTTGTTGCCCGCTTCCGGCCCAAAGCGCACATTGGGAATGGCACGCGTTAATGCCGCAATCAGCATCTGGCCTCGTGCTGAATAAATATTCGTGGGCAAGAGCGCCAATTCGGATTGCATGGCTGGACCGTAGCCAGTCGATTCGCCCGGAATTAGCCAGCCATTGCCGTGCTTGGATAATGTGAGGAATTGAAAGCCGCGGTAGAACAATGCGGCTTCCCACGCCTGAATCACTTCTACCAATCGCGCAGGGTAGTCGCGCTTATCAGCTTTCTTGCAGAGTTCTTTCAGGCAAGCTTTCTCTTCATCGTTCAGTTCCGCATTGGGCACATTGCTGAACTCGAGCCCAGCGAGCACACCTATTTCGTATTTCGGTTCATCCGACTGTTGCTCAGCAACTGGATTAGGATCTTCCGCCAATTATTTCTTTCTCCGCGCTGAAGCGAATGCCAATGCCAGTCGCGCCCGCTTGCCAAGCAAACCTGGCGCATGCTTCTTTTCCTGCGCATAAGCGCTGGTAGATTTTCCTGCTCGAGCTGCAGCCCGCGAGAACGATCCTTCAGTGCCGCGCCGCTTCATACTGCGTTTCACTCCACCGATCCACTTGTCTGCCATAAAGCCTCCTTAGCGTCTGGGCGGTACTGGCTTGACTGGTGGCCGCACTGGCCGCGCACCTGCGCCTCGTACCGGAGGTTCTTCCGCCTCTTCCGCCTCCGGTTCTGGCGCAGCTTCTTCATGCACTACTGGCGGTGGTGCTGCCGCTTGTTCCACCGGATTATCGTCCTGCGCGAAACTGCTTCCCGGCATCACGTAGGACGACCCTTCGCTGGGCGACACCCAGTAATCACCGACTGCAGGCACGCTTGCAGAAGCTGGCAATGTCACACCAGACAACATCCCGGCAATATCCAGGGTTCGTTCACCTGTCACCGGATCAGCTTCACTGACCGCTCCGATCTTGTGCGCTTGAATTTGATTGGGACGAATAATCGCCATCATTTTTCTCCATTCAGTAACTGACTTGAAATTGTGCAGCCGCAATGATGTACGGCGGACCATCGTTGGGAACCGCCCAGTAGTCGCCCACAATCGGGGTGCGGATATTGCGGTGCGCGATCGATGCGGTCACCGTCACCCCACCGTAGAGTTCGAGGATCTGGCTTTGCGTTTTATTGTCGGTCGACTGTACGCGCATTATGCGCAATATCTGCAGCTGCCCTGGATTGGAAACAGGCATAGTTCACCTCCGCAACATCAAACTCTTTGGCGAATAAAAATCCGAGCACTGCGAATCCGCCGGCACGCCTTCCAGCAATCTGTTGGAACCATGCGACTTGATGTAGTACTTCGATTTGCAGGTCTTTTCATCGTCGCCAAGAAATTTGCAGCTGGCGCAACTTGAGCCGCCTTTAGGCACGCGGATAATAATTTCGTGTCCTGGCGGATAAGTGGCCTCTGGGCTCATTGCTACCTACATCGCCGATCGTCTGGCTAAATCCCGTATATTGCGCATGCGATTTTCCCGCTCTAACGGAGCTTCCGGTACGAATCCCGGGATGGGCGAATTGGTGCGCAGCGCGGATGGTTCGTATTGCACCTCGGGACTGATCGGATAGTTGGCTGGCACGCCTGCCGCAATCGGGCGTTGCACCCTTGCGTAATCATAGCCTTCGCGGTTTGGCCGCAGCCCTAGGCCGGGAATCCATGCACTCATTTCTTCCTCGCTTTGCCGAATGCTTTAGCCAACCGCGATGAGCCTTTCTTCGCGTGCGCTAATGCTGGGTTCGCATGCAGCTCACCTTTCATCTTTGTTTTCTGCGCTCCCGTGAGCGGAGAAACTTTCGACAGGAGGTAGCGCGTTTGCCTCGGAGTCCATGGCATGACTACGCTCGCTTCATGCCGGGAATTCCGCCTTGCTCTTCTTCCGCCGCTTCCTCTTCCGGTGATTCCGTTCCCGCATACGGTTCCGCTTCCGCTTCTTCGCTTTGATCCGGCGTCTGCAGCCCCACCGCATCTGCGGCATGCAAGTGCGCTTTGTCCGCGCTCTCATGCTCGGTCTTGTGATGAGCACCTTTGTGGTGCGAGGTCACACTGTGCTTGCCGCCAGCATGGTCGTGCGTAATTTCCACCTTGTGGGCAGGACCGTGCTTCGCCACTACATCCGCTATCGGCATGTGGCTTACATCATTCGAGCCCGGACCGCCAGCCACGGCATTCGATCCACCAGCAGTAGGATTTGGATTGTGTTTGCCTGCAGGACTTTTCAGGGTGCGGTTATTGACTTGCCGTGCGTTCGCTACTTCATCGTGCAGTTGGGCCCTCGACGCGGAATGGTGTCTCATCCCGTCTTTGCTGTACATCGCCATCTTTGGACTCCCGCGCCGCACAAGCTTCGCGCCAGCGCTTTTCGTCTTCTTCTTCCATTTGTTTCTGGACTCGCATCCAGGGAGTCCCATGGAACTTCACCTCTTCCATGGTGGAGGAGTCTTCGTGCTCGTGTGGGAGGCTTACTGCTGACAAGCCTGGGGACAACAGGATACGGGTACGCTGCAGCTCGTCAGACAGTCGGTCGCTGTATGTTCTAACACGATTCAATTCTTCAGTGTGAGCCTTTTTCATTTCCGCAATTTCATTGCGCAAATAGGCTATCTCGTTTTCGAGCGCCTCGACTAGTGCCGACTTCCAGAATTTACGCCAGGACAATGCGCCGCTCCTCTGGCAATCTGCCGGGATATTCAACCTTCTTGAACAAGTTGTAAATCGGGTCGTGCCGGAAAACCAGATCCGGAATGCTCTTGGCGAACTCTTCCAACTCCAAGGCAGTGATTGCTGCAAGGTCACCATGATAAATGGTGGGCGCTGGTGGCAGAAAAATCTTTCTGAACGGCCACACCTCGCTGGGCAGCGCAGTAGCCGCGGCTACTCCCAGCATCACTCGCATGAAGTTACGTCTATCCACTTAGTTCCTGCTTATCAACAGCTTCCATCTGCTTCCGCAGCCAGCGCTTGATTCCTGTTTGCAAAAGCCAAGCACCGATTCGTTTGCGATGAGCAATTACAGTTGGACGACTCATCCCTTGCTGTGGCGGGTCGAACATATGTTCAGCGTCGAATTTATCTGGATTCCCTAAGAGCTTCCATTTCATTTGTGCGCCACCGCATAGATCAACAGAATGAAAGCGATCACCAGCAACACGAACCCCAGGTAGCGCATCACGTTCCACCACTGATCTTTGTCCATCATCGGTTCTTCTGCACTCGGTCCATCCACGACGGTATGGTCTTGCCTACCGGACCTTGCC